GTGACTGGTATAAGTCGCAGTCCCCGTAGAATCTATCTCCTCGATCAATGGGCAAAAGCCGCTCCGATTGATGAGTTTGTAAAAAAGATTTTCTTCTTTGCAATCAAGTGGAAGCTTCGCGTCGTCTATGTGGAAGCAGTCGCCGCACAAAAGTTCCTCCTCTATCATCTGAACTACTTCGTAGAAGAGCACAAGCATACTCACCCAGAGATTGCTGGAATTCAGTTTCTGCCTTTGAAAACTCCACAGAATGCAAATGCCAAAGCTGAGCGCATTGAGAACTTCATTCCAATTGTCGAGCGCCACGAACTCTGGCTTGATGCTAACAATTGCATCGAAACCAAAGAAGAAGCAGAGCAGTACGGCCAGCGCAAAGGTTTGATTGATCTTCTAGATGTTCTCTCCTACGGGCCGCAGGTATGGAAGTTTGATACAGTCTCTGAAGAAAAGATCAATGAATTTCTTGCTAAACAAATGGCGCAATATCGTCGCCGCGTAGCTTCTGCGGTAGCTTAGGAGACAGCATGGATTGGGCAGCCTGGGGACCAACAATTGTAAGTATTGTTACTTGTATCTTTTTTGCTGGGGTTTTGTATTCGAACCAGTCAACTCACTCAAAGCGATTGGATGAGCATGACATTCAGCTAGAGGATCACTCAAAAGAACTGAATGCTCACTCAGTGGAGCTTGGAAAGATAAGTGCTTTTCAGAGTGGTTATGCCACGGCAAAAGCTCTCTACGATCATGGCGCTCAGGCACATCAACGTAGTTAGGAGCAAGCATGACAATTGATCCGCAGCAACTTATGTTATTCTACATTGCCAATCAAGCTGCATCGGCTTTGGTGCAGGCTTTACCTGCACCAAATGGAAATGTAGTGTACCAGTTTTTCTATAAGTTTGTAAACTTGTTAACAGCGGACTTTAAGACTTTCAGTGCGCAAATGCCGATGCCACAGTTTCAGTACACTCTCTCGGCGCCGCAGGTGCCTGGAAGCACGAGTGCCACGGAAACAATCACCTCTAACGTTACAAAGACAGTGGCCGATCCAGTGGCTTTAGCTAATATGGTTGCTGGAACAAATGCTACAATCATTTCGAGTGCCCTCTAATGCCATATCAGCCACCTACAGAAGTTACCGAGAAAGAGTTTGGACCGGACAACTACAAAAAGCTGTGCGAGTTCATCAAGGAAAAAGTTGAGCATCTTGACCGGCGGCTCCAGACATTTCGCACGGAGAAACTGCCAGAGTATGTGCGCTTGTATAAAGCTCGGCCAAAGAATCAATCTGCTGATTGGCCGTGGCCTGGCGCAGCAAATCTAGTCATTCCCATAATCGGCACTGCTTGTGACGAGTTGCTAGCCCGTATTATGGGTGGCATTTATATGTACGATCCACTCTGGGCAGCCACGATGAGTGGTGATCTTCCCTCGAAAGATGGAGAAGAGTTAAAGCAAATTGTGCAAAGCTTCCTTATGGACATGGCATATGATCCAGATGAGCTGGACTTATACCGCGTTGAGCAAAGTGCTTTTCACAGCGCTATCAAATATGGCACAGGGATTATCTATACACCATATGAATACGAGAGTGAGGTCGAACGAGTATATCTTGATGGTGGTTTAGAGGATGGTAATCCGGTTAGATCTGAGTCCAGGGTTTTTGTAAAGCGAGATGGTCCTCATCCAGAGCTGCTGCCGCTCAACAGGTTTATCTTTGATCCATCTGTTCCAAAGCTTGAGAACATGAAGTTGATGGGCCATATCGACTCTCTGGATATGTGGGCTTTACAGGATTTGAAGTCTAAAAGTCCATATTACAAGCAGTCAGACATTGACAAGCTTCTCGCATCTCCAGATGCAGTTCAAGAAACTGAAATGGAGCGTGAAGTTAACGAGCAGTTTGGGATTGAATCCACTGGCGTAGATGCCGGAGCGGCGCGATGGTACATTTACACGTTGTTCTTTAAGTTTGATGTTCAAAGAAAGACCTACTCTTTCCAAGCAAAGTATCACAAGAAGAGCCGGAAGATTCTTTGGATAGCCTTTAACAACTATCCAAAGAACATGCTTCCATACCAGGACATGAAACTTGCATATGACGATGAATCCTATCTCGGCACCGGCTTTGCTGAGATGATTCATATGATCCAGACGGAGCTTTCTAACAATAACAACTGGCGCACAAATAATCGTAACATGGCTATGCTTGGTGTCTGGAGAGCAGATCCGGAATCCAAGCTTACCTCGATGCTTGATATTTTTCCTGGTGTTGTACTTCCAGCGAAAGAAGGAGAGCTTGAGCATATTAAATCAGCAGCGGACCTTGGATATAGCGATGGGCCAGATCAGTTTCACATGGCTATTGCAAAGGAACGTACTGGAGTAGATCCGGCGACTGGTGGAACTGGCGGTGGAATTGTAAATCAAAAGCGTGGCATCTACAGTGCTGCCGGCACTTCCATGGTTATGATGCAGCAGAATAACCGAAACAACTTGCGCACTGGTGATATGCGCTCAGCACATGTAAAACTTGGATTAAAGTTTCTGACAATGTACTCAAACTATGGTATCGGCTCGAGACTTGAAAAGTATGGTACACAGGCAGAGAGGCTCAAAAAAGCTCTCGATCAGTATAAAGCTGGCGTGCTTGGCCTGAGACTTCGGCCAGCCTCAGCTTCTATGAACAAGGAGCTTGAACGCCAGAATGATATTCTGTTGAGCGATCGCATGGAGCGGCTATACAACTCCCAGGCCCAGGTTATTCAAGCAATCGCTCAGCCACAAATTCCACAAGATCTCAAGCAGTACTATCTTGAAATGCTTCTTGCGACACGAGTGATGGGTCAGACTCTGTTGCGTGATTTTAACAAAGATAATACTGAGACGCTTCTACCGAATGTCTCAAACATTATCGAAGCCGCAATGCAACAAGCAGCGCAAGCTGCGGGAGCAGGAGCAGGAAATGGAAATCAACAAAGTGGGAGACCTAATCCCGTATCGACAGTTCCTCAAGGAATTGTGGGGCAGGGAGGAGTTCCAGCCGGTGCTGGGACTGCTCAATAGCCTCAAGCAAGAGGCTATTGATGGTGTGAGGATACTCAATCTACAGAAGTCAGCAGAAGAGGTCAAGACTCACATAGCGATTCTAAAAACACAGCTTAACCTTGCAAATATGCTTCTTCAACTTCCAGAAGTCGTTGAAGAAATTGAAGAGAACATCGAAGCTCAGAGTAGGAAAGTAACCACTTTCAAATCTTCACAGGAAGGGAGTAATCTCTAATGACATTTCTTAACTGGCAGAAAAAGGTAGCTGAAGATGGACAGGAGGGGTTTACGCTTCCTGACGATCTTCAGAAAAAGATCGACGATGGTGCTGCGGCCTCCGCAGAGCTTCCAAAGATTCGGGAAATGCTTGAAGAGCTTAAAAACATTCAAGTGACCGCTTCAGCAGAGCAAAAGAAAAAGGACGACGCCGCTGCTGCACGAGCCGCTGTTTCTTCTCGTCAAGAAGCAGAAGGTACATTGGAAGAGCAGATCGAAGCTCTGATGCTCGAAGGCAAGACCAAGCAAGCTCTTGCTTTGGCAAATCAACCTGTGACAAACGAGGTTCTACTTCTTCGCGCTGATCGCGTTAAGCGTGAGGTCTTTGAGGATGAGCAGAAATTCAAATACTACCACGGTGACATCAAGCGCGAGGTAGATGCTCTTATTGCCGCACAGAGCATTCAAGCCAAGAATGATGCCTCTGTGGTTGAAAATTGCTATAAGACAGTTCTGGGTAACCATACCGATGAACTTCTCGAAGGCAAGATCAAGAGTCGCTTCGCCTCTTCTGACAACGGTTCTCGTGGTACAAGCGGCGGCTCTGCTGGAGACACTGGCTCTGGTACTCACGAACGCAAAACCCCCACAGACGAAGTTCGTAAAGCGGCCAAGCTTCTTGGTTTTACTGCTGAGGATTATGCAGAGATGCTTGATAAAGAAGGGGTGGGATACTAATGCCTACGATAGAGCATAAAACAGAAACCGCTCAGGCTGCACAGGTTGCACAAGCTATTGCAGATCCAAAGCTTAACAATACAGAGCTTGAGGAGCAGATCAAGAAGGTTCTTTCAAACATCAAAAAAGAACGTGCAGAAGCTGCTGCTCCGAAGGAGCCGGACTGGAAGAATCTCAAGGAGCAGGATGCGTACGATACACGCATCAATATTCCTGTGATCGATCATGAGATTCCAGATTATATGAACATGAAACTCAAAGATACCGAATATGAGATTGTTTGGGCTTCTACAGATCAGCGTAGGCTTGGTCAGCTTCTTGCAGAGGGTTATGAGTTTCTCAAGCCTGAGCATGTAGAGCCTACGTTTAAGGTGCCGTTGCTCTTCGATTCTGAAGAACGCTACACTTATCAGGATGTGGTCTGTATGCGTGTTCATAAACGAATTCTCTATGGCAAGCGTCGTAGGGGACTTGAACTTTCAAAACGTCAACTCGGTAACAACCACAGACCTCCGACTTCTAAAATCGTCGGCACTTTTGAACTTGGAGAGGCTCCGATGCTAGATAGATTCTCTACCTTCTACGAGCCGGAAGCTTAACATCAACCGCGGTAGCAGGAGCCGCCTAAACATTTTCAGATGAGGTAAAGCACATGCCAGCAAATCTTACCACGCATCTGCCGATTCTCCAGGTACAGAATAAGGCGAACACTACACCTTATACTAGCTCTCAACCTGAAGCGGCCGGGCAAACTTTTCTTACTGGCGTCCCAGTGCAACTGAACGGCTCCGGCTATGTTCAACAGTGGGATGGCACAACTGTATCGGCTGGGATTCTAGGAGTAGCAGAATCTTTCGGCCTTAACCTAGCAGCTGTTGGAACTGGTGCTCCGGTGCCGCCGTTTGGTGGAGTTACTGGCACTATTGCTATCCAAACCTACGGTTCTGTAGTCAATCAGCCTCTCGGTGTAAACATTGCTATTGGCACACCGGTTTCTGATGGACGCACGTTGTATATGGAACCGAACCAGGATAACATTTTCCAGGCGCTGTTTGATAATGCGACTGGTAGTGTTTCTGCTGATTACACTCCTGTGCAGGCATCTATTGGTCTTACCTACGGTCTTACCAAGGATGCTAACGGTTACTGGTACGTGGACAAGTCCAAGACCGGTGGCTCCGCAGTTGTACAGATTATTGCTCTTCCTCTTGGTTCCTATGTCAACGCACCAGTTAACTTTGTTTTTCTCACCGCTGCCATTCAGGTAGCTTAATCGAAGGAGATTTTCTATGCCTCAAGTACGAGCGAAATTTCCACAACTTATGCAGCCGGGGCTTCGTAAAATCTACTTCGATAGCCTCGATAGCCAGCTCAAAGCTTCAGATTATCCGAAGGTGTTTCACGAAGTTGATTCGGATTCTGAGTACGAACAAGAGCTGGAAATGGCGGGCGTTTCTATTCTACAGGAAAAGCCCGAAAACGCCTCAACTGCTTACACAGAAATGAAGCAGGGTGCTTCTAAGCGTGTTGAACCTCTGACATACTCTTTGGGTATTCGTACCTCGAAGGAATTGTATGACGATGATAAGTATGGGTTGGTAGGTAAAAAGGGACCGACTATGCTTGCTCGTTCTGCTGCCTTTACCAAAGAGATGATTGCGTGGAATGTATTCAACCAGGGCTTTACCAGTGCCGTCACCACATTCGACGGCAATCCGCTGTTCTACAATCAGCATGCTCTTCTCGGTGGTGCTTATGCTACCCAGATTGCTCCTGGAGCGGCGGGTGTTATTAGTGCGCCTGGCACATATCCTAATCGGCCCCCGGTGGACGTGGACTTCAGCGTTGCTGGATTACAGCTTGCTACCAATCATGCTTCTCGGATGATTGATAACATGGGCTTTCCGATTCGACTTCGCTGGGTCAATCTGATCACGCCTCCTGAGCTTCGGTTCCTTGTTCGTGAGATTCTTGGTTCTTCGGGTAAACCTTACACAGCAGACAACACCATCAACTCTCTGCTGCCCGAGGATTACAAGAACATCGAAGTTCCTTGGCTCAATAATCCTAGCGCTTGGTTCTTGGTTGCAGAGAAGCAGGACCATGCTTTGGAGGTTATCAACCGCGAAGCACCCTCCACGGACTTTGACGACGACTTCGATACGGATGCGATCAAGCAGAAAACTCGTATGCGTGTTGCTGCATGGTGCCCTCGTTGGCAGGGAGTGTGGGGTACTCAGGGACCGTAGCCTCAAGTTTGCAACAATCCATCGTTGCAAGGTAGATGGGGAGAGCGGATCCTGCTCCCCGCTCTCCGTCTACTAAAAGGAGTTTAAAATGAGTTTCTTTGCTGAATCCGGTTTGAAACACACTCTCTGGCGAGGCCCTTGGCGCTACTGTGCAAGATGTGACAGGAAAACAAAAATTGCACAGATGAAATGGGAACGGGGATTGCTGCTTTGCATTCATTGTCAAGATTCAAACTCTCGTCGTGGACCAGGACTTCTAGGTGAGCGAGATGTGCGAATTGCACAGGTTCTCACAGACGGTAAAGAAGAGCTTGTTCCGGTAGAGAAGGTACGACAACCAGATTTTGCAGAAGAAGTGGAAGATTTTCTAGTCTAAAAGCGCCAAGGCGCTGAAGGAGTTTCAAATGAGTCAGACAGACGGACGCTGGACTCAGGATGTTTCGGTTCCTGACGGTCAGTTTTTTATCGGTGCATCGGAGTTCTTTGATACTGCCAGCCTGGCTGCTAGAGGATCGGCAGGAGCGGGACTCTTCTCACTTAACCTTGCAGCTACTCAAGCTGGAACTTTCTTTGCGAATCTGGAAGCTTTTATTCGCACAGGAGTTTATGCTACAACTGCATATGATCAGGAGCAGTATGGAACTGCTGCTTCGGTTCCTGGGCCTTCGACAGTAGCAGGTACAAGCGGTCCAGAAGGTATTACAGGATTTCCACCTACGTTGGCTTCTGCTATGGCGACCCTCATCGGACCGCAGAGTGGGCCAGTACCCAAGGGAACACAGATTGATAGTATCGATGTAATTTATGGAGTCTATGCTGCGGCTGCCACAGTAGCAACGATTGGGCTAACTAAGACAGTCTTCTCCAATGCCGCTGCGCCAGTAGTATCGAATTTGATTGCTCTTGGTGCAAATGGACTTACAACTACCACAAACACGGCAGGTCAGGTGAAAGTTATCAATGTGCCGATCGCCTCTCCTGCTATGATCATTTCCGCGGATTCAGAGCTTGTCTTAAACGTTAACCTTACTGCGGGAGCTGGTGGTACAGTTTCATTTTATGGTGTGGTAATCAAGTGCCACTTTAACTGGAACTAGAAAGGAGTAGCAGATGGCAAATGATTACTCAGGCCGTATCTGGAAGATTACTGGTGCTGGCACCACTCCTTTTGGAACAGCAAATGTAAAGTTTAAAGGTGGTACTTGGACCGGTGCGGTAGCGGCTCAGACATTTATCATCACAGATGTAGCTGGTCGCGCATTTCAATGGACTTTTCCGGCTGATGGAAGTGCTGTAAACTTTCAAGAACTTGGCTGGATGAGCGGGCCGCTTACGTTTAGCGGTACCTTCACTGGAGAAGTTAATCTGTACCTCGGAACAAAGTAAGCGGGCAAAGCTTAGGAGTTTCCATGGGACACGCGAAAACAGAAAAACTCGCAAATGGTAATTTAGGAGTCGAAATTAACTATGGCGGTCTTGAAGCTCCTTTTGGCGGCGTGGATACGTCTGCGCCGCCAGCTTATATCGATGGTAAATGTTTTGCTGCCTCGGATGGTTTTGTAGTTGTAGATAACAAGCTATGCGTTGCTAACTGGCAGTCGGTGGTATTCCCTACTCTTTGGTCTGGTACAATGGGAGTCACGTTACTTAAAGTAGGAACGTTTTACAGTTCTCCACTTGGGCAGTTAAATTATGCTCTTGGATTTGCTGAGGCCCCAGATGGATCTACTCTTAATGGGATAGTCTATACCTTCTATATGACCTCGTGGAATTATAATACATATGGAGCACCGGCACTTATCGGAAACGATACTTTTTCAGTACGGTTTTTACCTCCTATATTTCCACCGACAGTGGCTTCGATTACGCTACCAATACTCAGTCCACTGGGTCCAATAGCTCTCTTGGGAGATAAAGCATACTATTATGGAACCTTGGCACTTGGTGTGTATCTATCAGGTGGGCTTATTGCTACTGTCTCGATAGCTGTTGGTGCGCCCCAAACAGTAGCGGAGGTCGTAGCAGCATTTGTTACACAGTTTAACACAGTTTTCAACGGCGCGCCTGGTTTCGATGCTGTCTTTGCTTCTGCATCAACTGATGGTCTTGGTATTGTAATAACTGCCAATGCCGATTCTTCTGCTAATGGAGCAGCAGGAAACAATTATCAAGTGGCAGATGCTTCAACAAATGGTAGTACTAGTCGCGGAATACCGTACTATTTTCCCGCCGCTCCTGTGACTTTCGGACCTACGAATCTCCAAGGTGGAACAGATGCTTATACTACTCAACCTGTATTTAAGTCGTCAAATATTTCTACTGCCTCGGTAGGCGGTACTCTATACATGGCCGGCCTTGGACCGATGATCTTAAAGTATGCTGGTCCCGGTTTGTTCAAAGTTTCGTCACTTTATGCCGGGGTTCAAATACTTCGAAAGTTCGCAGGTTCTTTGATTGGTCTTGGAAATATTCCAGCGCTTAATAACGTTGTACAAGATACGAGTATGATTTTTTCATGGAGTGCAGCAGAAGATTTAGATGAGTGGTCACCTGAAGACGGCTCTGGGAATATTACTGGAGCTGGCTTTACACAACTTGCAGATATTGGAGATTCTTTAACTGGTCTGGTAGTTTCAAACAATACCGCTTTCATCATTCGCTCTGAGGGATTGTCTTATGCAACTGCTCTAGGAAGCGGTGCTGATCCATTTCAGTTTTCGCATATTGGACTTGGTGACTCTGGAGAAGGTGCGCAGGATTCGCAACTTGTGTGTGCATATGATCAAACTGGTGCATATGTTGGAAACACGAATATTTTTCAGCTTTCTAGTACGATAAGTCCGATTGGTAATAAAATCAAGGCGTTGTTTTTCAGTCTTCTTCAATCTCAAGCTGCCCTTACTGGAAGCGTTGCATGTGCAGTTACAATCGGTGGAGATACCTGGCCAGTTATTTTATTTATGATTGGTGGAAGTACGTTTTTATATAATACTTCCAACAACACTTGGCAAGTGTTCTCATACACTGGTACTCCCACTGGAAACGAAATCTTTTGCGATATTCTTGCTTTTGATCAAGGAGTAGCCAATCTCACAGCCTACTCGCCGGTACTGGTATTTCAGGAAGGTCGTCCGACTTCTTTAGTTGCTATTAGTTTAACTGAAGGATTGGCCAATGTTAACTCAAGATCAATTGCACCATTTGTTACATTTCCTCAAGAGGAGCTTCTTTTTGGCAGAGATATCACAGTTGATGCTTTGTACATTGCGCTATGGGCAAATGTCACAGCAGATACTACAGTGACGTTTTACATCAACGGTATTATATTTTCTACGCTTATTTTGCAGCCAGCAACCTATAATACCCTTTCTGGTAATCCAATCGAGGTGCAGATATATCCACAAACAACGACCACGGCGGGAGCTTTCACAGTGCATTCTCCTCAGTTGCAGATTCAGATACAACCTTTTGGAAATTCTGATACTGCGCAGATTCGCTTTTCGAAGATCCAAATGTACGCATCCTTTGATCCTTCACAGAGGCCGGTATAATGGCAAAGACACAGAATCCTGTATCAGCTGGTGTTTCTGGAGATACTCTTCGATGGGCGCAGAGTGTGCATCAAACACTCAATGGTAATGTGGATATGGGTATTCCAACTGGAAAAGATGCTACTGGAAACTGGAGCGAGTTTGGACAGGGAAATAGCTCAGGTGTATTGATACGGATTGGAGCAGCGTCTTCTACGCAAGCTAATAAATGGACAACTACCGGTACAGCGATTGCAGTCAATCACGGTCTTCAGCGGCAGCCAATCGGAGTACATCTTGTAAACTCGGATAAGCAACTTCAAGTATGGCAACCAACTACAGCAACAGCAACCTATATCTATCTCGCACCGAGTGATGCAACAGTAAATGCTACTGTGTATGTGTTCTAAGGAGTCTCAAAATGAGTTTTCAAGCCGGTGATTGTTATGTGGGTATTCAAGGTTTGTTGATGAATAGGCCTGTGGCTACGGGAACAGTTAATGAGGCTATCCGAAAAGCTATGCTAGAGCTTACAACGGATTACAAGCACCCACTGCTAGAAGTCACAGGGCCGCTGACAAACTTCGTTGCTTATCAGAATAGCTATGCGCCCAGTTACTTTCTAGCCACTGCTGATGCACCTTTGGATGTCACAAAGGTGAATTCGTTCTTTATTTATAACGATCCTTTTGTGGTGCCGAGTGCGACAAACAACGAAACTAACGCAGGGTATGATCTAAAGTTCAGAAGCTTTGACTCAATCGAAGTGCTTCTCAATATTCCTGGACTGCCACTTTACTGGAGTCGGAATAACAATCAGATTTTGATTGGCTCAATGCCAAATAACAGCTATGCTTGCTATATGCGTTATCAAAAGCAGCATCCGCTAACTGAGACACCTAATGGTTTTGCTGAAGACACTCCAATCTTGATGGCTGATGAATGGCAGGAGATTCTAGAGTATGCAGTAGCAATTAGGCTTGCGCCGCAACTTAATCTCGCAAATAAAAAGCAAGAACTCCATTCCTCGCTCTATGGAGATCAGAAGTTCCAAACCAGCGGTGGTATTGAAGGTGCGCCGGGGCTTATTTTCCAACGCACTTCTCAGCGTAACCGAGATCAAGTTACTACAACTCGCAGGATGAGACTGCGGAAGGGAAGTGTTTAATGGCAACGAATAACATGGTGCCTTATTCTAATCCAGCTGGGAATAACCAGACCACTCCAAAGACTGGCGGAACTATGCAGTCTATTATTGGAAAAGGGATTCCTGGAAGTCCTACGACACCCACAGGATCGAATCCACTCGTTCCTTCTGCACCTAATCTTGGCGGTGTTAACACAGCACAGGCTTCGACTACAGGTAGTGCGGTTCCCGCAACGAGCACCTCTGCTTCTTCATCGACGAATGGATTTATCACAAATGCAAACAACCCTAATGGTCAGAATGCTCTTCAGAAGCAACTTGATGATATCTACGGTTCTGGCGTTGGAGGATCTCTTTATTCTCTTCTTAATGGTATGAGCGGCACAGACTCTACTATTCTCCAAGAGTATATCCAATCTCTCCAGCCTCAAATGGCAACAGCTCAAGCTAATACAAACGCTGCTCTTGGCGCAGGTGGAGTTTCAGCGAACAGCAGTGTTGCAGCTATCGCAGATTCAAATCTACAATCTCAAGAAACAGCCGCAGTTGCTGGTGAGAGTGCTAATCTTACACAGTCACAGGAGCAGCTAACAGCCTCTCTGCTTAGTGGTATGGAAAACAAAGCAGCAGCTGAAACTGCCACAAGTGCATGGAGCACGCTTGGAAATGTGGTGGGTGATATTTCACAAGATGTGGGAGCTGTTATACACGGTAGCAGTGGAGCTACAAAC